GCCTTTTCGAGATCCACTTGACCGCCTTTGTCAGGATACCTAGCTAAGTACTTGATGACGTTACCACGAAGGTAACCCTCAAATTGCTCTTCAGACATCACAGACTTCATAAAGTCCCAAGGCTGAATAGCTTTATCGACATAATGAGCACCTCCGATCTGGTGCTGTCGAGCCATCTCAGTCAAGTCAGTCATCTAACAAGTCCTTAATAGTTGTGATCGGTTCGGGCTCACGTTCAGGAACATAGATACCCATGTTGATTTCTGGGTTGTTCCCATGCGGGAGATTGAACGAGTAGCCAAACGAAGCCTCTAACGCTGCGGTAATGTCACTCAAGACTTCACCCCATGTTGTGTCGTCATCGTAGACGTTCGTCAAACTAATTTCCTTACCATAGTTACTGATACTGAAGTTAACACGCATCTTGTTTTCTTCGTCGAAGAAGTCCATATCACACCGCCTTTAAAAACTTTTCGTGCTCACCATAGTTTAGTTCTAGCTCTACAGCTATCCCAATCAATGTGTGAATTTGTTTAATAGAGAGTGCATCCTCGTCATACATCAGTGCTTCTTTATCAAGGCTAAAGAGCACAGGAACCGTAGACGACTGTTTTCCTGAGTAGTCGAAACCTACATTACGACCGTCACAACGAACGCCTGTTTGATTTAATCCAAGCTCCGATACAATTGCTGATGTTACTCGAACGATCTGCATTACTTCGTTTACACTAACACTCATTGTACTCTCCTTATAAGGTCTAAGAAGTGTTCGAGGTCTACTACTGCGAGAGGCTTCGAACGATTCTGTTTAATTACTAGCAACGGCTCATAGTCGTTGTGTCCAGTAGCTTGTTCATAGTGTTTGTACACAGCGATGCTCGCCAATGACTTACACTCCACTTGATAAGGAAAGAGCTGACGGGCTGCAGGACTAAGTTGGACATCCTCGCCTCCTGCACCCATCGATGTGCTCCTAACGTCGTCTGGCTCAAGCGACGGGAATCGCTCTAGAACGCCATCACGAACAACTTGCTGTAGTTTTCTGCCTTTAGCTTTTGCTGACTGAGTTTTCATCTATTCTCTCCGTTGGTGGAGTAAACTTATCACCCAGACTGCGAAGCATATACAGCAGATGTCCATTCTCTACAGCGCGTTCGTATCCCAACTTATCAACAATGATGTCCCACATCTCCAACTCTGATTTACCTTCGAGGAGGGCTGTCGCCTTTTTCTCTCCGATACGCCAAGCGCCTTGAATGTTATCTACAGCATCTCCAGTCAGGAATTGCTTGTAGAAGAGGAACATCGATTCCTCTGGTGTGAGGTAGTAAAGCCCACCCTTGACAAAGTTAAAGTGCCATCCTGGAACTTGGTTTAAATCTTTATCAAGTGAGACGATGATTCCGTTCTCTCCCAACTCTGTAGCCTCAATAGCTACAGCGTCGTCGGCTTCAATACCATCCCAGATTGTTGCATCCCAAGACAGTGCGAGGTACTTACGAATCGCTTCGTAGTGCGTAGGCTTCTTGTTGCCCTTGCGATTACCTTTGTACGGTCTTGTTACTGCATACTCATGTCGAAAGTTGTTTGTTCCTGTTAAGTGAAGCGACCAACTATCACAGTACGGTAGATCAAACATAATCAAGTCTTCGAGGAAGCCAGCGACAGTTCGCATGGCAACCCCTTGATCTTCCGATTCTGTCGCAAAACCGATGCGATAGACTAAGATATCTGCGTCGATGATCGCTTTATCCACTACAGAATCTCGTCGTCGTCTTCTTGGATGGCGACCTGTTCTACATCGGATTCATACTTCTGTAGATCAGTAATGACGAGTTTCTTCAAAGAAGCAGAAACGCCTTCTTTGTTCTTCCAAGTCCATGCGTAAGGCTCAATCAAAGCTACAGCTTTAGAGCCGTTGCCTACGATCTTACCTTCGATCTCATCACCGTCTGAGCCGTAAGCACGAATCTCGTTCTTAGACTTACAAGTGATGTAGTAACCTTTGCCTTCCTTCTGGGCAACACGGATACCCATACCTTCGAGTGCTGATACTGCAGCATCTGAGAGGTTACACAGGTCTACCTGATACTTCTGTGACATGTCATTCATACGGTCAAGGTAAGCCCACATGATGTCCGCTTTAATCTTTACTCGATCCATCTCATTCTCCTTCTGCTCGTTTATGAGATACAACTATTATACCAGTACTTTGTAACGCTTAATGCGTCTCGTACCAGTTCAGTCCGATCTTCGCTTCAGCATCCACAGGGACACGGAAGTCGAGGATCTCACCTGCTTCTTTCGCAGATGCAACCATGATCTCTGCAACCTGTTCAGCGTACTGTTTAGGCACTTCGATCTGGATTTCGTCGTGTACGATAGCGACCTGCTTAGCAGGGATCTTCGCATACCGTAGGTTCTTGTGGGCAGTGACGCACCACTGTTTAGCTATCGTAGCTCCACACCCTTGCAGTAATGTGTTCAATGCTGAGTGCTCAGAGCGTACTTGAATACGTCCGCCAGTGAGTGATGGGACGTAGCCCTTCGATGCAATGCGTTTAACTTTCTCAAGCAAATCACGAAGTTTCGGTGTGTTCTTATAAAAGTTATTAAGAACTACTCTGGCTTCTTTGTCGGAACAGTCGAGGATGGTTGCGAGTTTTCCGATGCCACATCCGTAGAGCGTTGCGTATACCATTGTCTTCGCCTTCGGGCGGTCGATGCCTGCCGCTTCCGCATTCTTCGTATGGATGTCGCCATTGAGTAACTCCTCAGTCCAGTCGTCGTCTTGCATGTAATGGGCAAGGCAGCGAAGCTCGATCCCAGAAAGGTCGATTCCGCATAGCACGTTACCGTCTTCGACAGTAAACAACTCACGACACTCTTTACCAAACGGTTTGTTAACCGAAGGCACTTGCCCTAAGTTGGGTCGGTTGTGTGACATCCGTCCTGTAATTGTCCCTAGAGTATTGACGCGACCGTGTATACGACCATCTTCGCCTACCTCTTTCAGCCAGGATGCAAGGAGTCCTGCACGTTTCTGGAGCATTAGGAACTCTGCGATGACCTTCGCTTCCTTGATGTCTACATCTTCAAGTGTAGTCTCATCTACGATGGGCTGACCAGTCTCTGTAAACTTCTCAGGCTTCCATCCAAGAGATTGCAGCCGTTCTGCGATCTGCTTACGACTACCAACATTGAAGTCAGTTACCTTGTCCTTCAGTCGTTTGCCGGTCTTCTCAGACCAACGCTCTTCGACAATCGGCGGGAAGATTGCTTGCATCTGATCTTCAATAGCCGACATTCGATCCATAACAGTAGCGTGTAACACCTGAGCTTTAGGTATATCCAGTTTAAAACCGGATCGCTCTTGTTTATGACATTCAATGGCAACATTATGCTCCAACGCAATAGACGTTTCAGCATCTCTCCACCTCGCAAAGTGTTCGTTCAAGTGGTTGTATAGACGCACAGTAAGATGTACGTCCTGCTTACAATAGGTAATCATCTCTTCAGTTAGGCCACCATCATAGTCTTCGAAGTCAATCTTGCCCTGACCGCCAAGCCTTACGCCCCAAGCGCGAAGCGAATGTCCTCCTTCGAGCACGGGACTCAAAAGGCGTGACATAATCAGCGTATCGACTACTTGTGAGCGCCTGATCCCAACATTCCAGTGCTCTTTCAACTTCGGAGCATCGAAGCCAATGAGGTTGTGACCGATGATTTTGTCGTACTCTGCGATCAAAGGCTCTAATGAGTGTGGTTCTGTGTGACATATCACCTCTCCTGTATCGACATCTTCAGTTACACAACACCAAATGTGATTGGCTTGGCTGTTCGTTTCGATGTCTAAGACTAGCTTCTTCATTCTGCGTTACCTCTTCAAACAGGTTAAGTATAATGCCTCTGTCAATTTTGAACCAATCATTACGTCTGTCTTTAG